ATTAGACCCCAATCAAGTAGCCTATGGTGTTGCTAGTAATGGCACAAGTCAGGTGGCTACAGTTACTACCAGTAGCGTTCAAATGACTGCTTTTGGTGCAAATACAACAATGATTCGCATTGCTTGTTCTCAAGGCCATTGCCACTATGCAATTGGCACAAGTCCAACGGCAAGCGTTACAACATCAGCCATGATACCCCCCAATTGTGTTGAAATTGTGCGAGTAAATCCTGCCCAAAAGATTGCGTTTATCAAGGATGCAACAATTACAACTTGTACTGTTTCTGTAACGGAGTTGGTATGAAAACTAAAGCACAAAAGAAAATTAGCAAAGTGATGACTGAGTATGGGGCAGGAAAACTGCACTCAGGATCTAAAAAGGGCAAGGTTGTTACTTCACAAAAACAAGCAGTTGCCATTGCTTTGTCTGAGGCTGGTATGTCTAAACCTAAAAGGAAGATGAAATGAAAGCTGGTTTGTATTCAAACATCAATGCTAAACAGGCTCGTATCAAGGCGGGTTCTGGTGAAAAGATGAACAAGGTTGGGTCTAAAGCTGCACCTACTGCCGCTGACTTCAAGCAAGCTGCAAAGACAGCAAAGAAGCCTAAAAAGAAAACAATGATGGGATATTGATGAAAACTCCTACTTGGCAAACAAAAGCTGGTCAAAATCCCAAAGGGGGGTTGAATGCCAAGGGGAGATCATCTTATAATGCAGAAACTGGTGGTAATCTGAAACCGCCAGTAAAGTCTGGAGATAATCCCAGACGAGCTTCTTTTCTCGCCAGAATGGGCAACATGGATGGTGCAGAGTATAAGGATGGCAAACCCACAAGGTTGCTACTTTCTCTGCAAGCATGGGGTGCTACATCAAAGGCAGACGCAAAGGCAAAAGCTAAAGCGATTTCGTCAAGAAATAAAGGAAAGAAGTAATCTATGGCTTTACCTACATACCTATCACTTGTCAACGATGTATTGGTTCGTTTGCGTGAGCCTACTGTTTCTACTGTTACTCAAACCTCATATTCATCATTGATTGGCAAGTTCATCAATGATACTAAGCGTCAAGTGGCTGATGCCTATGATTGGGATGCTTTTAATCAAGCAGTTACTGTCACTACTGTTAGTGGTCAGGTTGGAGAATACTCTTTAACCAATGCTGGTGTTCGATTCAAGACGATGGATGTTATTAACACAACACGTTACTATCAGTTGACTCCTTTGTCTCATGTAGACCATGATGTTTTTTATTACACAGTTCCTAGCCCAATTCTGAATCTCCCAATGTATTACACAGTTCAAGGTGTAGATACCAATGGAGACTTGAAAGTCAAATTCTGGCCTGTTCCTGATGGTGTATATAGCATCAGATTTAGTTTGATCGTGCCAGAAAACGATATGTCTAGCGATTCAGATACAACCTTGTTAGCAAAAGAACCAATCATTCTTGGTGCTTATGCTAGGGCATTGGTTGAACGTGGTGAAGATGGTGGTTTAAATAGTTCTGAGGCGTATGCACTGTTCAAGGCCTCTATGTCTGATTTGATTGCTTTAGAGTTGGCTCGTTCCCCTGAAAACGATTCGTTTGAGGCGGTGTAATGGCAACGGGACTTGAAATCAGTAGAGTTTCAGCCCCAGGATTTTATGGGCTAAACACACAAGACTCTCCTTTGGATTTGTCTTCTGGTTTTGCTTTGATTGCGTCAAACTGCATCATTGACCAATATGGTCGTATCGGTTCTCGCAAAGGTTGGACTGCACTTAATTCCTTAACAGGAAACTTGGGTGCAAATGATATTAGTGTGATGCACGAATTGGTGCAAGCTGATGGAACATTAACTGTTTTATTTGCTGGAAACAATAAATTATTTTATTTGGGAACATCAAATGCAGTAACAGAGTTAACTTATGGGGGTGGTGGAACAACTCCAACCATAACAGCAAGTAATTGGCAATGTGCATCCCTAAATGGAATAACTTATTTTTTTCAAACAGGTCACGATCCACTCATATTTGACCCTGCTGTCTCTACAACAACGTATATGCGTGTTTCAGAGAAAACTGGCTATGTGGCTACTGTCCCATCAGCCAATAATGTTATATCTGCCTATGGTCGTTTATGGGCTGCTACAACCACTACAAACAATGCTACTGTTTACTTCAGCGACTTGATCTCTGGTCATGTATGGGCAACTGGCACTGCTGGCAGTTTGAATGTAAACAATGTTTGGCCTAATGGTGCTGATGAAATCACTGGTTTAGCGGCACATAATGGATTTTTGTTTATCTTTGGTAAACGTCAGATTTTGATTTATTCTGGTGCAACTGCACCATCAACAATGACACTTAGCGACACTGTTGAGGGTATTGGTTGCATTGCTAGAGATAGTATTCAAACAACAAGCACAGACGTTATTTTCTTGTCAAACAGTGGCATTCGGTCATTGATGAGAACAATTCAAGAAAAGTCAGCACCAGAACGTGATTTGTCTAAAAATGTGCGTAATGAGTTGATGAATAAAAAGATTCCAAGTGAAACATTGGCTAATCTTAAATCTGTTTATTCTGAAAAAGAAGCATTTTATTTATTGACATTACCAATCAATCAGCAAGTTTATTGTTTTGACACAAAAGTTGCATTGCAAGATGGTTCTTATAGAGTAACAACATGGGACTCTATACTTCCAAAATCATTTTTGTCTAAACGCAATGGTGATGTATTGATTGGTAAGACAGGATATGTAGGTAAATATACTGGTTATCAAGATAATGGATCAGCATATAGGATGGCATATTACACAAATCATGCTGATCTTGGTGACCAAACAATAACTTCAATTGTTAAAAGAATTTCTGTTGTAATTATTGGTGGAAGTAATCAATATGTAACTATCAAATGGGGATACGATTTTTTGACAAATTATTTATCTCAAAACGTATTAATTCCAACTCAAGGAATATCAGAATATGGAACAGCAGAATATGGCTCAAATGCCACAGTAGTTGCATATTATTCTGAGGGAGTTGCCTTGCAAACCTTGGTTGCAAATGGTGCTGGCTCGGGAAAGATTGTCCAAACTGGATATGAGATGGATATTAATGGTTCTCAGTTATCCATTCAGAAAATTGAAATTCAATCTAAACATGGTCGATTGACTTAAAGGATAAACATGAGTAATTACACAAAATCAACTAATTTTGCAACAAAGGATACGCTTACATCTGGCGATCCTTTAAAAATCGTCAAAGGTACTGAGATCAATACTGAGTTTGACAACATTGCAACTGCTGTCAACTCTAAAGCAAATACAGCATCTCCAACATTTACTGGAACTGTAACTATCCCATCATTGTCATTATCTGGATTAACTGCTTCAAGTGCAGTTGCTACTGATGGCTCAAGTGCATTGGTTAGTGTGACGAATACAGGTTCAGGCAACAATGTACTGGCGACTAGCCCAACCTTGGTAACCCCAGCATTAGGCACTCCATCATCTGGTGTTTTGACAAATTGCACAGGGGTTCAATACAACGGCTTCAAGAACCGCATCATCAATGGTCAGATGCAGATTGCACAGAGAGCAACGTCTGCAACCATCACTGCTGGTTCAACGATTGCGGCTGGTTATTCAACTGTGGATCGCTTCTATGTGTACTGTACTGGTGCAAACGTCACTGCGGCGCAAGTTGCTGGATCAGGCGCAAACAAAAACAATCTACAAATTACTGGTGCGGCATCTGTTACTGCTGTAGGTATTGGTCAGCGTATAGAGCAACTTAACAGCTATGACATGGCTGGCTCTACCGCTACGTTGTCTGTCAATCTTGCAAACAGCTTGTTGACCACAGTGACATGGACTGCATACTATGCAACCACTGCTGACACGTTTGGCACATTGGCAAGTCCTACACGCACACAGATTTCAACAGGCACATTCACTGTTACATCAACACTGACAAACTACAGTGCCCAAATCAGCATCCCTGCCGCCGCTACAACAGGTATTGAGGTTGTATTTATTGTTGGCGCACAAACTTCAGGAACATGGGTTATTGGTAATGTGCAATTGGAAAAATCTTCCATTGCAACAAGCTATGACTACAGGTCTTATCCTACTGAGTTTGCAATGTGTCAGAGGTATTATCAGACATCTTATCCTTATGGAGTTGCACTACAAGGTTTAACCAACATAACAGATGGCGCTTCTTTTATCTGTTTTAATACTAGCGATACATCAAATGGCGGCCCAATACCTGTGACTATGAGGGCAACACCAGTATTTGCAACATACAGTAGTAATGGTGGTGTTGGTGCAAATTCTGCAAGAAATGGTGCAGGAACAGATGTAACTGGTATTACATTAAATGGTGGCACAACAAATAATTTACCCAGACTAACTAAAGCTAGTATTGGAACTACAGGTGCGCCACTTACGGCTCATTGGACTGCTGTTGCGGAGTTATGAAATGTACAAATTAATTAAAGATAGTATTGAATTAGTCGTAAAGTCTGTTATGAGACTATCTGATAATTCTTGCATACCATTTGAGCCAACCAGTATTGACTACCAAGAATACCTTGCATGGCTTGCAGAGGGCAACACACCACTTCCAGCGGATGAATCATGATGACTCATCCTGAGATCATTCACCACTTTTCTGATGGTTTGTATGCCAAGGAATCGGTGTTCCCTGCTGGAATGTCAATCCTAAAGCATACCCATAACTTCAACCATTTATCTATATTGGCTAAAGGTAAAGTGGTGGTGTTAAAGGGTGATGAATTAGAGATTGTTGAAGCTCCTGCTTGTATTGAGATTAAGGCTGGATTAACGCATGGCGTTAAAGCAATAACAGATTGTGTTTGGTTTTGTATTCATGCTACTGATGAGAAAGATCCATCAAAAGTAGATGAAGTTTTGATTAAAGGAGAATAATATGCCGTGGATTATTGGTGGTGCTTTATTAGGCGGTGCGCTTTTAAGTTCCAACGCAAATAAGAGTGCGGCTCAATCTGCTGCAAATGCTCAAGTTGCATCTACTCAAGCTGCGGCACAAGCAGCAAAGTTTACTCCAGTTGGAGTAACTACTAGATATGGTTCAAGTGCCTTTAAGTTCAGCCCATCTGGTGATTTAATAGGTGCTGGTTATAGTGTTGCACCAGCCTTGCAAGACTATCAATCTAGATTAGAAGCATTGACTGGTCGAGGCTTAACTCAGGCCGAGATGGCGCAACAGCAATATGCACCACTTCAACAGGCGGCTAGTGGATTGTTTGGATTAGGCCAACAATATCTTGCCCAGAGTCCTCAACAAGTTGCTGCTCAATATATGCAACAGCAACAGGATTTGCTTGCCCCTAGTCGTGAAAGACAAATGGCACAACTGCAAAACCAGTTGTATCAGCAAGGTCGTGGTGGTTTATCGGTAGGTGCTACAGGTACTCGTCCTAGTGGTGCGGCTGGTTTGGGTGCTACTACTCCTGAGATGGAAGCATATTACAACGCATTGGCACAACAAGATGCTCAGTTAGCGGCACAGTCTCAACAAGCTGGTCAACAGAACGTAGCATTTGGCACAGGATTGCTTAATCAAGGTGCTGGATTGTTGGGTCAGTATCAAGCGGGTCAGGTTGGCGCATTGAGTCCATTCTCAACCTATTTAGGTGCTGGTCAGACGATTGAATCTATGGGTCAACAACCATTAGATATTGGCGCACAATTAGGTGGTCGTGCTGCTACTGCTGGTGCTAATGTCGGTGCGTCTTTACTGCAAGGTGGACTAACATCTGCTAGAACCCAACAAGCAGCGGCAGGATCAAGTGGATTAGGATCATTCTTAACAGGTGCGGCTAGTAATCCTCAATTGATTAGTGGCATTCAAAACTACTTCACTCCGACACCTACTACATTTGGTGCATATAGTGGTGGTGGTGTAAATTCATCAAATGTTGGATATAACCCTGCGGCTTGGAACTATTAAGGAATCATCATGGCAACAGACATTGCAGGACTTTTTACAACACCCGATCAGTACCAACTTGCACAACAGCAAGCACAACAAGCACAAGCATTGCAATATGCTCAACTTGATCCAAGGGCGCAAGCACAATATGGGTTCTATCGTGGTGGACAGCAACTAGGTGGTATTATTGGTGGTGCTTTGGGTGGTCAAGATCCTCAGTTACAGTTGATTTCACAGCGTCAAGCACTGTCTAAAAATGTTGATCCCAATGACCCTCAATCACTGATTACTGCTGCTCAACAAGCTGCTCAAGGTGGTGATATGCAGTTTGCTACTGTTTTGGCTGATCGCGCTAAGGCAATTCAAGAGTCAATGACAAAGCAAATGCAAGAACGAGCAACAGCATCTAAGAGTTTTGCTGAAGCAGGAAAGATTGGTACTGAGCAATTAAGAACTCAAAATATTACTCAAGAATTGATGAATACTCATAATTTGAGTGAAGCTGAAGCGCAAGCGGTTGCATCAAATCCTGACTTAGTTAAGTCTTATTACACTCCTAAATCTGCACAAGGATTGAAATTACTTGAAACAGGTAAATACACTCCTGAAAGCATAACTCAATGGCAGTCAGGAAAAGGTGAACTTGAACCTCTTGATAAACAATCAAAAACAACTTCTGATTTTTTAGCTAAAGCTGTTGAACTTGGTTTTCCTGCTAATGCAAAGTATGGTGATTATTCACAAGATCAAGTTGCAAAAATTAATAAATCTTTATTTGATGACCAAATTAAATTAGCTGCCGCAAAAGCTATGAGTGTGCGTGTTGGTGTTGATTTAAAAGGTGAAGAAGCATTTGCTAAAGGACTTGGCGAATTAGATGCTAAAGCTGTTTCCGCTGCTCGTGACAAGCGAGATGCATCAATTGCGGCATTAAATTCATTAAAACAATTAAATACATTGAACCAAAATGATTTGATTAGCGGTTCATTTGCTACTGGTCGTGTTGGAGCAACAAATCTATTGGCAAGTCTTGGTTTGGCAAGTGGTAAAGATATTGACAAACTTGCTAGTTCTGAAAATTACCAAAAGGTAGCTGGAGATGTTATTCTTTCTACTCTTGGCGGTAGATTAGGCGCAGGTTTTTCTAACGAAGATCGTAAATTTATTCAAAGTCTTGTTCCTCAACTTGAAAACAGTGCATTAGCTCGCAAACAATTGATTGAGTTTATGACTAAGAAGAATCAAGATATTGTTACTGAGACAAGTCGAATGGAAGATTATGCTCGCAAAAATAAAACATTAAATGGTTTTGTTCCAACAATTCCTGTGGTTAATTTGCCATCTGCTAATGGGAAACCATTAAGCCAAATGTCAACTCAAGAACTTCAAGATTTGCGTTCTAAACTCATGAAACGATAAGGATTTGTTATGGCAACTTTAGCTGAAATTGAGGCAGAACTTCAAAGTCGTGGTGAAACGACATCTACAGGTTCTGTTTTAGATAAAGGTACATCATTAGATGAATTCAAAAAGTTTGCTGAATCTTCTTTAAAAGGTATTCCTAGTGGCCTTATCAACATGGTTGGTGGTTGGGGTAATTTGTATGATTACCTTAAAGAGAGTAATGATCCAAGTGCTTTTTCTAGTACAGGAATCAAACAAGCTATAACAAAATTGACTGGCTTCAATATGCAGTCAATCCCCGGTTATCGTGGCGCATTCCAATTTACTGAAGCTGGCGCACCTGCTGCTGCTGCAACTGCTTTAGGCATCCCCGGACTGTTTAACAGAACTTTGCCGGGTGTTGCTGGTGAGTTTGGTGTTGCTGGTACTACTGGATTGTTGTCTCAACAGGTTGCTCCTGAAAGCCCGTTAGCTCAACTAGCATTGCAATCTACTCCTTATGTTGCCAAAGGTGGATTAAAAACCATTGGTGGCATTATGACAAAGCCAGAGGGAACATTCCCATCTGTTGCTGATACTCAAGCATTGTCACAAGTTGGTCGTTTGACTCCGGGCGAATTGAGTTTGAATCGTCCTCAATTGGCAACAGAAGCTGCTGTTGAAAGAACACCTGCATCTGGTCAAAAACCTGTTGAGTTTAGACAAGCACAAGCTGGTGATATTGAGTCTTATTTGTCAAACTTGTTCAATAAAGCAAGTGGCAAGACTTTGAATATTGCTGATACCACTCAAGCAATTGTTTCTTCATTCAATAACTACGGAAAATCTTTGACTTCTAAGTTGAAGTCAGATGCAAAGATTGATTTCAATGCGGCTAAAAGGGCTGGCGGATTGATTGATACGACACCTGTTGTTGATGCAATTACAAGTAAATTAGGAGAAATACCTCCTGAAGTAAAAGCACTTGATCCTGTCAAAAATGCAATGCAGCGCATTATTGATGAATATGTAATACCTGAAGTTCCTGCTCAAACTATTCCATCCACTATTTTGGGTGCTGGAGGACAACCTGCATCTGTAAATATTATTCCCGGAACCCCTGCTCAAAATTTAAAAATAAACATTGATCGTTTACAAAAGAATTTGTCAACTTGGGGTGATGCTGTTTACTCAGGAAAAGCTGATTTTGGAAAAGGTAATATCTTTGAGGGTGTTGCTCCCGGTCAAGCAAAAGGAATTTCTATGGCTGTTTTAAATGGCTTTAGAGAGGCGTTAGATGAAGCAATTGCAAACAATGTTCCGGGTGCGGATAAATTAGTTGCTGCTAGAGATAAATTCAAAGCAAATATTGCCAAAATTGAACAGTTTTCTGACAGACCATTAACAAAAGCATTTGATGTTTCAAATGTGACTGATCTTGTTCCTGAAGATGTAATGAGCAAACTTAAAAGTATGCCTTCATCACAGAGGCAATTCTTGGTTGAAGTCATGCAAAACAATCCAAACGCTCAAGTCGCTGAGGTTTTGAACACTATTCGTAGATCAAAATTTGATGATGTTTTGGGTGCGGCTCAAGTTAAAGGTGGTGCTGCAACAGACCCAACTTTTAGCATAAAAACTGCTTTGACTGAGTTAAACAAAAAGAATAGTGAATTTGCTGATCTTTTTCCAAATAAGGCTGATTTAAATCAAGCAAAATTGGCTATGAATTGGATGCAAAGAGTTTTATCTAGCGAATCCCCTCAAATGGCTGGTGTTACAGGTGCTGAAGCCTATGCTTTAGGTGGTGCTGCTGGTGGTAGCGCACAGGTTCGACTTGGCTTGAAAGAAGCAATCCCTTACATTCGTAATTTGATTGCAAGCCCTGCTGATTTTGCTGATGTTATTTTCAATCCTGATTACCGCAAGGCAATGGTTGATTTAGCTACTGCTAAAAATATGACTCAAAAGACTGCTGATGCTTTGGCTACTTTGTCAAAGGCATCTGCTACTTTGAGCGCAAGAGCAGGTGGAATGATGGGTCAAACACCTCCACAAGAGCCACAACCAGTTCCTGAAGCAGCAGGTACACCAACCTTACAAGATATTGAAAACGAGTTGAAGTCTCGTGGCATTCAATAAGGACTCAAAATTGATCCAATCTCCCTTTTGTTTGCCGCCAATGCTTGTGTTGCAGCAATCAAAGAGGGTTGCGAGCTTTACAAGCAGGTCAAGACTTCCTTTATGGAAGTTAAATCGACAGTTGAAGAAGCGGTTGGGATTGGACAAGAAGCATACGGGTTTTGGCGGCAACTTACAGGGTTCTTTAATAAGAATCCCAAGCCATCCACCAAGCCTGTGGAAAAAAAGAAAGAAAAGTATGTTCGAGTTGATGAAACTCAAGTCAAGGTCAACATTGTCAAACAACTCACTGAATTTTTCCGTATCCAAGAGCAACTTGCTGCTCACATAAGAGAGGAAGAAGAAAAGTCTAGAAGCGTTTACGATCCTGACCAAAACCACATGGAAGCCGCCCTAAACAGGGTTATGGCTCAACAGCAAATGGCTGAGTTGGTTGTTCAGATTCGTGAGTGCATGGTGTACCAGAGTCCTCCAGAGATGGGTGCTTTGTACTCTGAAGTGTTTGAGATGAGAGAGATAATTCAAGAGGAGCAAGAACAGGCTAGATTGAAGCAAGAAGCACAAGAGAGGTACAGGGAATGGCTACGCAAGGACAGGCAAAGAAACTTCCAAGCAAAGTCGGCGTACCTAGTAATAACAGGAATATTCCTCCTCTATATATGGATGTGGCTAATATTCGTAAGCCAGTTGAGGAGGATATAGTGGGATGGATTGCTGCTTGTATTTTGGTTGCCTTGATGCTCCCTTTGGGTGCAATGTTGTATTTAGACATTCTGGACGCAAAGAATGAAACTAAAAATGCTTTAGATAAAATTGAGAAAATTGAGAAACGTATTGAAAGGAAACAACGTGATAAAGATCGTAAAGAGCCTGATACTATTAGCGACAATCCTATATTTGACAGGGTGCGAAGACCGTTTTAGGTATCCTTGCCAAAACCCTCAGAACTGGTCTAGTGCTGAATGTAAACCCCCAATCTGTACCGCTACAGGTACTTGCCCTGAACAACTCGTAACACCCGAAAAGGAGAAAAAGTAATGCCTACCATCGTTATGAACAAAAATAACCGCCTAACTCCTGAAGAAATTGAAGTCAGGATTTGGGCTATTGTCATCTTCTCCTTGACGATGATTCTCCTTGGCTCTGTAGCTATGTTCTTGTATAGCGTTTCATTTGTGACTCAGCCTATGAATGGCATGGCAGCGATAGATAAAGTCTATACACAGCAGATTAATACCATCATGGTCTTCATCACTGGTGTACTTGGTGGTGTAGCTGGTCGTAGTGCTGTCTCAGCCAGTGCCAAGGCAATTGCCAAGGCAGAGGCTACAGACAATGATGAGCCTCCAACACCATGAGTCTATTTAATCCTTGGGTGCTGTTGGCTATCTTGATAGCTATCTGCTCATCCTTTGGCAGTGGATACTATAAAGGTGGGCAAGATGAGTTTGCTAAACAGCAGATGGAGATTGCCCGACTTAATGCAGAGGCTAGACAAAAAGAACAGGCATTAGTGTCTGCTGTAAACAACACTTCAAATAAACTTGCAAAGGCAAATTATGAAGCCAAACTTCAAACTCAAAAGTTGCATTCTGCTATTGACTCTGGAACTTTCAAGTTGCGGATTCCTGTCAAAGCAGCCAACTGCCCCGTACCAACCGCCACAGATACCGCCCCTACCAGCGGAGATAGCGTTCAAGCAACAGCCGAACTTGACGGAACGATTGCTAAATCTCTTGTCGCCATCACAGACCAAGGAGATGCCAACACAAGGCAACTCAACGCCTGTATTGATGCCTACAACTCAGTCTACCAAACCTTGAAAGGAAAACCATGAACTTATCAGCCAACTTCACCCTCAAAGAACTCACCAAGTCTGATACTGCCACTCGCTTAGGTATCGACAATACGCCTGATGACGCAACCATTGAGAACCTGAAGTTATTGTGCGAGATGGTTCTGCAACCTGTGCGTGAGCATTTTGGCAAGTTGGTGACTGTGAACTCTGGCTATCGTAGTCCTGAGAGTAATGCGGCTGTGGGTGGTTCTAAGACCTCAGATCACTGCAAAGGTCAAGCTGCTGATATTGAGATTGATGGGTTGCCCAATCCTGAACTGGCTCAATGGATTATGGATAACCTTGACTACACACAATTGATCTTAGAGTTTTACACCCAAGGTCAACCAAACTCAGGTTGGGTTCATGTAAGTTATGACCCTAACAACCTGAAGAAACAAGAATTGACTGCTGTCAAAGTTGCTGGCAAGACTACTTATCTAAATGGTTTACAAGCTTAGTTAAGCAAACTGTCACAAATATGCGTCAACATTACGTTTTTTACAAGGCGCATATATGAAACTGAATGACCAAGAATTCCTTGAATTGTGGAAACAGTATCAGTCAGCGACTCACATGGCGACAGCTACTGGGATGAATATCAGGAATATTTCTCGTAGGCGTAGAGCTTTAGAGATCAAATATGGTGAGTCTTTAGAAGCAAAAAAACCTATACAAACTATATCTACAAAACCTAGCGCAGCCCGTAAGGATTTAGGAATTTTAAACGGCGTGGTAATTATTTTCAGTGATGCTCACTTCTGGCCGGGCATTCATACAACAGCATTTAAAGGTCTTTTGTGGGCTATTAAAGAGTTTAAACCTGTGGCAGTTATTGCTAACGGCGACATTTTTGATGGGGCTAGTATCTCTCGTTATCCGAGGATTGGATGGGATTCTGTACCATCTGTAATTCAAGAACTCAAAGCCTGTGAAATAGCAATGGGTGAGATTGAAGATGTAGCCAAGAAGACACGACACAATATGCAGTTAATTTGGACACTTGGAAACCATGACGCTAGGTTTGAGAATCGTCTAGCTGCTAACGCACCACAGTATGAATTTGTTAAAGGGTTTTCCCTTAAAGACCATTTTCCTGCATGGCATCCATGTTGGGCGTGTTGGCCTACTGACAATACGATTGTCAAGCACCGCTGGAAAGGCGGAGTTCATGCCACACACAACAACACTGTCAATGCTGGCGTAAACATCGTCACAGGGCATCTACACAGCCTTAAAGTGACTCCTTTTGATGATTACAACGGTACAAGGTTTGGCGTGGATACAGGCACTTTGGCAGAGCCAACAGGCGCACAATTTGAGAACTACCTTGAGCTATCACCTACTAACTGGCGGTCTGGATTTGCTATTCTGACGTTCCATGATGGACGTTTGTTGTGGCCTGAACTTGTCCATACATGGGCAGATGGTCAAGTTGAGTTTAGAGGCAAGATACACAATGTCTGATTTAGACTTGTTCGCCATTTGCAAATAGCGAATAAAAAAAGGGGGCAATTAAGCCCCCTGCAATAAACAACTGCATGGGTAGTATATCAGCCTACCAGTTCCCATACAAGACCATCTTCATCTTCAACGATGTCGCCGACAGCGTATTCACCATTTTCTTCTTCTACTTCTTCTTCTTCGCCATCATAGTCTTCAACTAAGTCATAGTCAGCAGCCCAACCATGTTCTTTTTGGAATTCAACGAATTCTTGAATGATTTGAGCTTTGTCAAAATCAGCCGTTTGAATAGTCACTGTTTGGTCTTCGTCCCATGACCAATCGCCAATGTCAATCACAACCTTGTACATAATATTCTCCTGAAAAATGAATGCGGAAGATCCCGCAAAACCACTTTATCCCAAAAATATGACAGTTACTCACCAATAAATAAAATAAAAAAGAATACTCCTAAAATACCAACAAATGTTCCAATAGCTAATAACAAAATTATCATTATTGTGTTTGTAATCACTTTGTTTCTCCAATCTTTAAGAGTTGCATTTGACTTGCCATTCACGCTCATTGCGACCAGATTTAGACTTGACTGTTTGACCTGTCAACTCAATCAAATCCATTTTGGACAATTCTTTTAAGCGTCTTGATACTTGACTTGAATCTAAACCTGTCTGCTTGGCTATGCCATCTTTTCCAAGCGCACCATGATTCTTCAGGCACTCCACAATTATTTTGAAATGCTTGGATGCCAAATCTTTAGCTGCATCAGCCGCTTCATAGCTTGTGATTGGGTCAGAATTTCTAGCCCGACCAAAAATAGGTAAGTTAAAGAATTTTTTCACTTCACCGCCAAAATGTATATTATCTAATTTACTCATCATTCACTCCTGTTAAGTTAGTGGGTACTCACTTACGCTTTCCCCATTGAATTACATCAAAAAGGGATGTCATCATCCAAGTCATCAAAACCAGCTTTAGGCTTGTTTTGAGGCTGGCTTGCTTGTTCTTCTTTAGGGCTTACAGCTAATCCCATGAACTTACCGTTCTTTCCCTCTTTTACCCATGCTGAGAGCCAGAATTCCTGACCAGCAACCCGAATGTTTCCTTTGTAATCAGGATGACTGTCTTTTTCTTTCTTATCGTTCTTAAACAATACACCTGAATTGTCACGCTGTTCCATATTTACACCTTAATTTCATTGAGTTTTTTAACTTTGTCTTCCACTTCCATTAAGAACTGGACTACCTCTTTTTCGAGTTGTTCAATGTATTCATCATTGCGCTCGATCCTTTTGACAAACAGTTGTAAATGCGATGGCATCCGTGGGTCGAAACTCACGAAATCACACCAACTTCTGTTTGTACATGAAAGTTGCCACTGGATCTGGTCGTAATACTTCTTTGCGGGTTCATCACCAAGAATAGTGTCTATGTGTGTTGCTGTGTTTGGACACTTGATCTCTAGGCATCCATCATCACCCACAAGGCCATCAGGAGAAGCAGCAGACATGGCAATCCTTGGATGGTCAATAGCACCTACCTGATCGACCATATTGCCTGTTTTAGCCTCGTATGCGGCACGAGCAAAAGTTTCGTTCTCGATACCCCATTCCATAGCGGCATTGGTGTAAGACTCTGCTACTTGATTAGTCATGCGCTCGACTACCAACTGTGCCATGTAGTTAGCTCTGCTTGTGCTGTAACCTGTCTTGGTCTTGGCAACAATGTCAGAGATGCGAGATGCTGTAGCTTTGCCACAACGCTGTGCAAACCATTCTGGTGAGCCTTGTTCAACTTCACTCATTTCAATGCTCCTTTGCGCTTTTCCTTGGCATCAATTACTTTCTTTTGCCAGCCTTTATCAGCACCGCAAGCAGTGTAAGCAACAGTGTAGACATTCTTCAATTCCTCAAGTGTGGCTGCTGAATCAATTGCTGCCAAGTGGTCAATCATTGTGTTCACATCAAGGTCAGACTCACCCTCTGGCAAATCTTCGCCTGCATAGATATACAAACCCAAACCATGTAAAGACAAAGCCTTGGTCATGCATCGCATGATGGCAGTATTGACCGCAAACGCATCGGGACTGGGGATTGCTTTGTTCTTGTAGTCCATCACTGGTAATTGGCAAGTCATTGGTTTGCCAAACATAGTGACTGTGACGAACACCATTGCAGTGCCGTTTATGTCCATGAAACACTTATCGCCAAACATCTCAATCTTGTATATAGCATCTGGATCAGCCTTGAGAGCTTCTGCCCATGCCCACGCCCATGAAAGATATGTCAAATTTCCTTTCTTCTCAGTATGTTCATTGACATTCTTACTGATAAGACTTAACACCTGTTCTTGATTCATTTTCACTCCTGTTTAAAAGTATCATTTAAGATTTGTTGTGCTTCTTTGTTTACTGCCCACATACCTAGAAGCGTTAGGTCGCTGTGGATTGCTGAAAGCGTTTGAAAAAATCCTTGTAGTTCATTCTTCAAGCACTTATCTGACAATTTTTTGGTGTTTTGCTCAATTCTCATGAGTATGGTTGCGTAATCAAACACTGGTTTCTCCTGAGTCTGTCTTTTTCTGTTGAATGATTGTTTTACAGATAGAGAATTGGGTATCAAAATCAAAGTCTCGCAATTTGAAGAACTCGCCAGAGCACTCGCAGGTCTTTGAAAGTGTTGCTTTAGGTTTTGTACAAAATTGGCAAAAATATTCATCTTGGTTGTCCTCTATAAAGTTTGCTATTGAATTTTTTATTTTCATGATTTACTCATCAAACATTTGTTGAAACTGGGCATCCATCTTAATTTTGAGGTCGTTCTCTTTTTCAATACGTTGCTTTTCAAGAGCAAGTCTTGATGCTTCACGCAACACCCAGAGATTACGCAATTCACGCAATTCTTCATCGTCATCAATCCAAGGGGTTTGTACCATGCCATGAAAAGATAACTCTGCCAGTCGTGTAATCTTGGTGTTTACACGTCTTTTAAGAAGCTCTAAGGCATCATTCCAATCACCTTGCTTGATTGCTAAGGGAATGGCTACAGAGCCTTGTATGGCATCCATAATGTCTTCATCATTTAACTGCTGTTGAGCAGCCCACTTTGCTCTTTCAAATACTTCTATCATTTTTCACTCCTGTTTAAAAGTTATCAACCTATCTATTCTGTCAGACGCTATCATAATTGATATAGGGAGTTTCCCTAATACACCTATGAAGTGCTGACAACTGTTTGTTAGTGAACACTTTCCCGCAACCCAAGCAAAGCCAAGCAATTCCCATAACCACATCGGTTTTTTTGTTGCCTTTTGAGCCTCGTTCTCTGCCGTAGAAAGTGCGTATTTGCTGAATCATTTTTTACTTGACAATGCTTTTGAATAGATAAAGACCTGATTTTTGTAGTTAATATCTTGTTTTTCTTGTAGTTTCTTGGCGTGATCCTCACCTTGTTTGAATCGCTTGAGCTTCTTATCTGTTGTCCAGATTGAGGGTTGGCCTTTGTAATCAAATGCTGTGGTCATGTGTTCTTCTCCTTTTTAAACTCAACATAGGCATCAGCAAATTTAACCTTTTCCTCTTGTTGAACAAGATGCCTGAATTTGGCAAGGGCAATCCACATTAAAGTAACTTTGCGTCCACTCCAATCATTGCCATACTCAACAGCAAAATCAGGCATAACGAATCCTGCATCTGCTGCAAGACATTTCAGTTCGTCATCTGGTCGGTAGGAATCAATAGATTCTCTGTTCAACAAAGGCTTCATTTCTTCATGTTCCTTATGTAGATGCCAAGCGAATCAATGGTGTCATTGCCAAATCCTTTCATTTTTTCAATCTCTTTAGCAACTTCTTCAATAACGTTATTGCGAAGTTCATCGTAAAACTCTTGTTGAGTCTTAGGTTTTTGCAAAACAGTGGGTTTGTTAAATTTACTCATCGCCATAACTTTCTTCAAGGGTTTTATCATCTAAGTAAAACCAAGAATTACAGCCACGGCAATGGTATGTATCCTCCTCTAAAAATAATGCACCGCCACATCCGATAAATGGGCATTTATCACGGCTTTCATCAGCAAACAAGGGTTTCCAAGAAGATTCGGATTGTTTCATTTGACACCTTTCAAGTTGTTAAGATTGTAGTGTATTACACAATATATAATGTAGGACATTAGGATTTTCCCTAATTGTCAAACTGTATGACACAAACAACAATGTGTTTTCTTTCAACCAACATACAAAATTCATGCCTAGACCACCATCAGAACTAACAGGATCAACCATTCAAATTGCAGTCAGGGTGACTCAACCTTTAAAAGATGAATTCAAGAGTCTGGGAGGTGCAATGTGGTTGCGTAAATTGCTTGCCAATGCCATTGAGCAAAGGAAAAACAGAGAAGCAGAGTTTGATAAGAAGTGATATAGTCATGCGAAACGTGGCTAGGGTAGCTCCCGAAAAGACGATTCGTTACCGTCCTGCCTATGTTTCCTCAGTAACGACAACCAAGAACGTAAGGTTTATTATGAAACTCATACCCAAAAATTGGGCTGTATTCCAACATTACAAAGACCGAAATCCACCTTGGATAAAGCTCCATCGTGAGTTTTTGAACGACAGAACTTTTATGACCTTGCCATTAGCTAGCAAGGCGCTAGCACCTTTAATGTGGTTGTTAGCATCAGAGTCAAAAAATGGTGTTTTTGATGGGTCAGTAGATGACCTCATGTTTAGATTGCATATCACCAAGAAAGAATATGAGGATGGTGTTAAACCATTGATTGATAAGGGATTCTTTGAGATTGCTAGCGGAGTGCTAGCAGACTGTCAGCAAGATGCTAGACCAGAGACAGAGACAGAGAGAGAGAAAGAGAAAGAGACAGAGGTTAAACAAAGAACAAAAGGCTCACGCCTTTCAACAGATTTTGATTTACCTGATTCTTGGAAAGAATTCTGCCAAACAGAACGACCTGACTTAAACCCTCAAAAGGTGTTTGACTCGTTTAGAGATTATTGGGTAGCCAAAGCAGGTGCAGCAGGTGTTAAGCTCGATTGGCAAGCCACATGGCGTAATTGGGTAAGAAACCAGAATGTTGCCAAACAGATGTTTAACAAGGCAGATGTTGTGCATCAGACAATACCTGGAAGCTCATTTCGTGATCCTGCCCTTGTTAAATTGGATGAAGACAGAATGAGATCAGCACCACCAAACCCAGAGGTTTTAGCCAGAATACGGGCAGTTTTAGGAAAAGGAAAGGTGGCATGAATGAGTTGGCTCTTTTCGCAGGTGCTGGTGGAGGAATACTTGGCGGCAAACTCCTTGGATGGAGAACAGTCTGTGCAGTTGAGTGGGAAGCCTACCCCGCAAGCGTACTGTGCGCCCGACAAAATGACGGTTTTCTCCCGCCTTTCCCGATTTGGGATGACGTTCAAACCTTTGACGGAAAACCTTGGCGAGGAATTGTTGATGTCGTATCTGGAGGATTTCCATGCCAGGACATTAGCGCAGCAGGAAAAGGCGCAGGAATTGATGGAGAACGATCAGGTATGTGGGGAGAAATGGCACGCATCATTTGTGAAGTACGACCAAGATTCGTCTTTGTGGAGAACTCACCAATGCTCACTTCTAGGGGACTTGGACGAGTTCTCGGAGACTTGGCCGCAATGGGGTTTGATGCGAGATGGGGAGTGTTGGGAGCAGCTGACGTTGGAGCAAACCATCAGAGGGACAGAATCTGGATTGTCGGAAAAGCTACCAACTCCGCAGTCAACAGATTACAGGAGCAAGCCAACAAGCAAATCATGGAAAGCAAAGGGTGGAGTGAATTTCAGTTTGAGCAATCCAGAGATTCAATCCAAATGGCCAACGCCAGATGCGAATTGCGGACAAAGGGGAACTCAACCAAACTGGAGTCCCAAACGCAAGTCAGGACATTCGGCGCAGTACACAATAAATCAAGCAGTGAGAGACAAAATGTTTCCAACACCGACAGCACACAATTCCAAAGAGGGGAATTATCCAAGCGAACAGAATCGGAATACTCCCTCGCTTGCGACTCACGCTGGTGGGAAGCTGAACCCGATGTGGGTCGAATGGCTGATGGGTTGGCCTCTGGGGTGGACAGACTTAAAGCCATTGGAAATGGACAAGTCCCACTTTGTGCAGCAACAGCATGGAGAATCCTAAGTGAATAGACAAGAAGCAAACGAATTACTTGATGAACATAAACATGGAATCAAAGCCCATTCAATCCTTGAAGTCACAAAAGCCCTCTGGATTACTAACGATCTCAGACGATTACCAAAGCACTCTAGACCATTTAGTCAAACTGGCATCAATGAATGGATGGAAAGCTCACGCATGGCACAGAGCCAAGGAGTTGGACAACGACCCGACAGGGATATGGCGAGGAATGAGCAAAGATTTGACCAACAGGATGAAAGCAATCAATGATTTACATAGGGATTGATCCTGGTGCTGTCAGTGGTGCATTAGGCGCAGTAGATCATGATGGCAATTACCTAGAAGCATTTGACATTGAACATAAGGACAAGCACATACTGGCTTTGGTTTTCAAGAGTCGAATTCTGAGCATTGTCGATCCCAAGATAGGGGCTGAAATCTGCATGGAACAAGTCCATTCAATGCCAAACCAAGGGGTTAGCTCTACCTTTGCTTTTGGTCGTGCCGTAGGCGTTATCAGTGCGGTTTGCGAGTTAACCCGATACCCAGTGCATCTTGTCACCCCTCAGAAGTGGAAAAAGCATTTTCATTTAACAGCAGACAAGAATGAATCTCTGGATATGGCACGATACCTTTGGCCTGAAGCTAAATTAAAGCTCAAAAAGGACATAAACAAGGCTGAAGCTCTACTGATAGCAGAATATTTAAGGCACACACTGCATGGCATATCGAAAACACCCGAATAATATCTATTTAACCCTTACAGAAGACGAAATGTTGATTCTAAAAACACTGGGTAACGATAGGGATCAAGTAGGCGCTAGAATTGCAATTACATGGGCTGCACATTTTTACAATCTAGGGTTAAGACCTGATTTTGATATAAACCGTATAGGGTTATGCTTGATGGCTGATAGCGAGATAGATTAGACTGATTTTAAAGTACCTAGAATTGATTTTTATAGGTAGGTGTATGCTAGGGTATAGGCAACTAAAATAATGCCTAGAAAAGCCTAAAATTGAAAAGTACTCACTAACTTGATGGGCAATAAAAAACCGCCCGAAGACGGCTGAATGTTAGTGGTTACTGACTTAATTGAATTTATTCATGTTTTCAAATGGCTGACAAAAATAACGGGTTTCACCTCTGCCTCTGCCGCTTGTGTCAATTATTGATAACTTAACTACATCAAAGCCAAGCCTTGTAGCAGTTTCTTTTTTGATATGCCCTGCAAAAACTCGCATTTTTGCGTTTTTGAAACAATAGGATTTTTTAAGATATGACATTTGAACACCTTTATTTTGAAAAGTAAGTAATGCACTCGTAATGCAAAAAAGATTCACCTGCAAATTCCTGATCAATTTTCCAACCTTTTTCAAGCATTTTGCTAATGTGTTTTTCCATTGCTTTATACGCTGATTCTTTTGTCATTCGCTTAATTGATTTTCTGATCGTTTTCATTTTGAACACCTTTTTAATATGATTTTTAGTAATAACGCTAGGGCTGCATATATCATTATCAATCCTTTGCGTTTTTCATATCCGACCATTGCCCTAGATCGGCATCATAGAAGACATGGGGTAATTTGATTTTATAAAAATCAACTACTTGCATGACATCGCTTAGATTCTGTTTATAGTCGCATAAGGGTGATCCCTGATTAATTAGAATCCAGCGCCTATCGTTACTATAGGATAGATAAATTTTATGATCTTCCATTATTTATCCTCTAATAGTATCTTTTTTAGGAAAGGGACTGCATACCCTGTCAGATTAGACAATTCCCGTAACGTCATATTTGGATTATTGTCATATATCCGCTTGATATCGTCATGTGTTAAACCATTGATTGATCTTTTGAGTGTATATGCCATTATTAACCCCATATACCAATAATCAGCATCAAACAAGCAAAGCCTATCAAGCTTACGATAACCACAATCTGGTCGATTTTTTCCATCATTAACACCTATAAAACCCTGTAAAATCACAGGCCACTAACCCCTAAGTTAAGAGTTAGCAGTCTATGATTTATTTTTTACGGTTTAACCACTGTTTAGCCTGTTTTTTGGTCTCAAACCGTCCAGATATTGGCGTATCGTGCGAACCACGCACAATAAACCAGCCGTTTAAAAGTCTATTAAAAATGATCTTAGGCATAATGCACCCCTTTGATTTGAACAAATCCGTTATCTTCTTTTTTGGCCTTACCCTTAGCATATAGGGCAACAACTACATTTTTGGGTTCGATATGCCTAACATCGGAATTATCACCGTCAACTACAGGCCATGTTCTAAAAGTACTAGGAATATCGGATTGTTTTTGAAATACTACAGCTACACGGGAATTGTTAGGATTGGTTAACCCTTTGATCGATATCGGTTTAGGGGTAATTGCAGAGAATGAATAAGTTAGATCGTAATTCCCTGTCGTTTTCCCTGTCAAATTACGGGACGGGTGTTTAGTGTAATCATAGAATTGAACATCCGGGAATAATTGGAATAGGTTTTTGTTGTCCCATACAATTAGATTCTCATAAGGGATATCGGATGTACCGTTAGGTCTAATCAACGGAATCAAACCTAGATTCTTAGATTTTCGCTCAAATGACCAAATGTCTGCAGCTAACGACAATAAGAATGCCTGTCGATTGTTATAAAAATAATCGGTCTTGGATTGTCTCGCTTGTTGCACTGTATTAAATGCTCCCCTACCAGCAGATTTAAGACAGCCAGCAAAGCAGCCAGCAGCCCTGGCTAAGGGACAAATTTTATGATCTGGTACTAAATAGACAATACCTGTCAGATAACCTATTTTTTCCCCTTTAACGGTCTTAGCAGAGGATTCCCCTAGAATTGTCTTATAGGTCAAACCTAATGATTTTAAAATTGTCTTGTACGGATTTTTCACAATTTACGCCTTTCAAAAATTCACACTTGTTTAAAAAAGTAAGACCGTTTTTTCTATGTCCTACACTATATATCATGAGAGAATCGTGCCAGTTCTTATAAGTACTTGATCTATATAGTAGCTCCAAAACCCTATGAATTGCAAAGTATTAATATTGATATAACTAATTTAAGTTTGCTATTTATTTGATAGACTTTAAAGTAGTTTAGATTAGTACCCTGATAATGGTGCATCGACCCTACACAGATCTAAATGAGAATGATTCGCATTTGCATCTAGCTATTGTTAGTGTGTGCTCACTCTAGATGAGAATGATTCGCATTCGCAGTTGTAAGTGAGTGCTCGCTTTGATGGGGGGGGAGGGGGTAGTCGTGTGTTGTAAATATTGTGGTAGCCTCCTCCGCACACGAAAAGCAATATGTAGCGTAATACACAAACAAGTCTGGATTAGGGGAGAAGACGAATAGGAGTATTCACCCGTAGTGGGTTGTTCCTTTTAAAAAGGATGAGCCTCTCGTTTATCTAAGTTAGTGGTGACTGTCAGATCAACACTCCACGCTACTAGCCCCGTTCAATTTCTTTACTTGAGAACTACATGGTTCACTACGTTTATCCTACTTGGTCGGCTCTACCGCATAGAGGGGTGGGTGATACCCCCGTTTGTCTCCACTATACAAGAATCTCATTCTGATGTAAAGTGTGCGCTAACTTCCATTTACTGGACAAAAGATGAATGCCATAGATGCTTTACCTGATAAACTGAAAAAGCCAAGAGGTCGCCCCAAGCTTCCTAAAGTGGCTATTCCTAAGCCAATGACTATGGCTCGTTATGCTGATAACCCTCAGTCCCTTGTTCTGCCTAAGACCGAGCATCAGAAAGTCAAAGAACTCAAAGAACTCCTGATAAACAGTGCAGGTGCTAATGTTGTCCACAAGGCAGTTGAGATTGCCATGAATGATGAACATCCTGCTCAAATGGCTGCAATCAAACTCTGTATGGATCGAATGCTTCCTGTTTCACTATTTGAAAAAGAGGGCAAACAGCGTTCCGCTGTCAACATCACAATCTCAGGCATTGGTGGTGTGAATATTGATACTCCTGTGATAGACGCAGAAGATATAGAAAGCAAAGATGTCTGACCTTAATTTCAGTCTCCTTCCTTGGCAACAAGAAGTCTTTGCTGACAAAACAAGGTTTAAAGTCATTGCTGCTGGACGGCGTTGCGGTAAATCTCGCTTGTCAGCTATTACCCTATTGATTGAAGGATTGCAGTGTACTGCTGGCTCTGCTGTACTGTATGTTGCGCCTACCAATGGTCAGGCAAGACAGATTATTTGGGATGTGCTGATGGAGTTGGGCAGAGATGTTATTCAGTCTAGCCACATCAATAACATGGATATTACCCTGATTAACGGAGCAAAAATCTATGTCCGAGGAGCAGATCGCCCAGATACTTTGCGAGGAGTGTCACTCACCTACGCTGTGCTTGACGAGGTTGCGGACATCAAACCCGAGGCTTGGGAACAGGTTATTCGTGCATCTTTGTCTGATAAAAAAGGCAGAGCTATGTTCATCGGTACTCCCAAAGGTCGCAACTTCTTCTATGATATATTCAAACTTGGAATGTCAGAAGAAGACTCAGACTGGAAATCTTGGCACTTTACAACCAAAGATAACCCCCTGATTGACCCTAGTGAAATCGAAAGCGCAAAGAAGACCCTTAGCTCGTTTGCCTTTAAGCAAGAGTATATGGCATCCTTTGACAATGCTGGTAGTGATGTTTTTAAAGAAGAATGGATCAAATATGGAGAAGAACCTGAATATGGCTCGTACTACATTGCTGTCGATCTGGCAGGGTTTGAAGAAGTGGCTAAACAAGCTGCCAATTCCAAGAAAAGGCTAGACCAGACTGCTATTGCTGTAGTTAAGGTGACGGATGAGGGTAAATGGTTCGTCACTAAGATCGAATATGGGCGGTGGGACATCAGAACAACTGCTGTCAACATCCTGAAAGCTATGCGAGATTACCGTCCTTTGGCAATAGGAATTGAGCGTGGAGCATTAAAAAATGCAGTTTTGCCTTATTTAAGTGACTTAATGCGTAAAAATAATGTATATTCGCATATAGTTGACTTGACCCACGGTAATCGCAAAAAAACCGACCGTATCATTTGGTCACTTCAAGGACGGTTTGAGCATGGGCGTATCGTGCTGAACTCCAAGGAAGATTGGGACGAATTCAAAGATCAGCTTTTGATGTTCCCTGCCCAAGGTGTGCATGATGACTTGCCTGATGCCCTTTCCTACATTGACCAACTTGCTGTTACTTCCTATTTTGAGGAAGATGACTCAGATGATTGGCAACCACTTGATGTAATAGCGGGGTTTTAAATGGCAGATATGCAACAAAATCAATTTGACGAACCTACTGAGGCTGATAAGGAATTAACAAAATTTGTTATTGACCACTGTGATCGGTGGAGAAACTATCGGGATACCAATTTCCTGTCAGATTGGGAAGAATATGAACGTATCTTCCGAGGTCAATGGGCTGATGATGATAAGACTCGTGAATCAGAACGTAGCCGTATTGTGACCCCTGCGACTCAACAAGCTGTTGAGACTCGTCACGCTGAGATCATGGAAGCTATCTTTGGTCAAGGTGACTTCTTTGATATTGAAGACAATATTCAAGACGTTAATGGCAACCCCATTGATGTTGAGATGATTAAGAATCAGTTGATGGAGGATTTCAAGAAAGACAAAATCCGCAAAGCCATTGACCAGATTGAATTGATGGCTGAAATCTATGGCACTGGCATCGGCGAGATTGTCGTTAAGACTGAAAAGGAATACATCCCTGCAACTCAGCCGATTCCTAACCAGCAAGGTCAAGCAGCTATTGGCGTGATTGAAAGAGACAGAATTGCTGTCAAGATCATGCCTATCAACCCTAAGAATTTCTTATTTGATCCCAATGGAACATCAGTTGATGACTGTATGGGTGTTGCTGTAGAGAAGTTCATCTCTATCCACAAGATTGTGGCTGGCATTGAGTCTGGTGTATACCGCAAGGTAGACATTGGCATTGTTGCATCTGACGAGGATTTAGAGGCAACTCAAGAAATTCAAATGTTCCAAGACCAAAAGGTCAAGCTGTTAACTTACTATGGTCTTGTGCCTAGAGAGTATTTGCAGAACTTGACTGAGAACAAGGACATTGTTGAGTTGTTCCCTGATAGTTCAGAGGCTGAAGATTATCAGGATTTGATTGAGGCAATCGTTGTGATTGCCAATGATGGATTATTGTTAAAGGCTGAAGAAAGTCCTTACATGATGAAAGACAGGCCAATCCTAAGTTATCAGGATGACACTGTTCCTAATCGTTTGTTGGGTCGTGGCACAGTTGAGAAAGCCTACAATATGCAAAAGGCTATGGATGCTCAAATCCGAAGCCACTTGGATTCATTGGCACTGACTACAAGCCCAATGATTGCAATGGATGCAACTCGCTTGCCAAGGGGTGCAAAGTTTGAGGTAAAGCCAGGAAAAGCTATCCTAACCAATGGCGCACCTAGCGAGATTTTGTATCCATTTAAGTTTGGTCAAACAGATCAAAACAATCTCGCTACTGCACAGACGTTTGAGAGAATGCTATTGCAAGCCACTGGTACTCTTGATTCTCAAGGCATGGTTACTCAGGCATCTAGAGATGGTTCGGGTATGTCTATGGCGGTGGCATCCATCATCAAGAAGTACAAACGTACTCTGGTGAATTTCCAAGAAGATTTTCTTGTGCCATTCATCAAGAAAGCCGCATTCAGGTATATGCAGTTTGACCCCAACCGCTATCCCTCTGTGGACATGAACTTCATCCCGACTGCTACCCTTGGCATTATTGCTAGAGAGTACGAGCAACAGCAGTTCATTGGTTTGTTGCAGACTTTGGGGGCTGATACGCCAGTATTGCCGATTATTTTGAAAGGCATTGTGGCTAATTCCAGTTTGAGCAATAGATTTGAGATGATTGCAAAGTTGGATGAAATGATGAAACCTAATCCAGACCAACAGCAGATGCAACAAGCACAGCAACAGTTGGCAATGCAAGCGGCACAGGCTCAGATTGCTGTAAATACCACTCAAGCAGAGCAAAATCGTGCAGAGGCAACCAAGTTGATGGTTGAAGCGCAGTTAATGCCGCAAGAAGTACAAGCTAAAACGGCTAGTGCATTGACCAAAAACTTGCCGAATCAAGACGATTTAGCCTCAAAAGAGTTTGATAAGAGGGTTAAGATTGCTGAATTGATGCTTAAAGAGTCTGATATTAAAAACAAAGCAAAAATTGTTGAATTGCAGATGGCAGACAAGCAAAATGCAAGTATGCAGATCAAACATGACTTTTTGAACAAGCTAAATACTGGATTGAAGAACAATGGCTAATATTCGGGAACTTATTCTCAGTATTGAATCAGATGCATTGACATTTGATGAGAAGTTAGCCGCTTTGACTCAGGTTGAGGAGACTCTTGTTGCAATGCAACAGCAAGAAGAAGATGCTGTTCAAGAGAATGTTGACTTGATTGTTGAGGCGATCAAGGTCATGCAAGAAAAAGTTGATGCTCAAGTCAATCGTATTGCTGATTTTGTGCCTGAAAAAGGTGAAAAAGGCGATAAGGGTGAACGTGGATTAGATGGTCGGCAAGGCGTAGATGGTAAAGATGGTCGAGATGGAATCAATGGTCGAGATGGTAAAGATGGTGTAGATGGTATATCGGTTATTGATGCCAAGATTGACTTTGATGGTTCACTAATTATCACTTTATCCACTGGTAAAGAACTAAATGTTGGTGAAGTTGTTGCTCCTGACTTAGCTGAAAAGATTAAGTTAGTTACTTCTGGCGGTGCTGGTACTGTTTTGCCTAGCCAAGCAGGGAACTCAGGTAAATATCTAAAGACTGATGGCTCTGCACTTTCATGGGCGACAGTTTCTGGTGGTGGTTCTGGTACTGTTACATCGGTGGGTGGTACAGGTACAGTAAATGGCATTTCCTTATCAGGCACAGTTACTACTTCTGGAAATCTTACTTTAGGTGGTACGCTAGATTTATCTTCACCTCCTACAATTGGTAATACTGCCGCAAATACAGGCGCATTTACCACATTGAGTGCATCATCTACTGTTAGTGGCACAGGATTTAGCACATATTTGGCATCTCCCCCTGCAATTGGTGGTACAACTGCAAGCACAGGTAGATTCACAACAGTTACATCCACAGTAGCAACAGGTACTGCACCATTTACAGTTACATCAACAACCGCAGTGGCAAATTTGTCTATTGGTGGTAATGCGGCAACAGTAACCAATGGCGTATATACAACTGACACAGGAACAGTCACCAACACAATGTTGGCGGGTTCTATTGCAAATGCAAAGTTAAGTAATTCCACAATTACGTTTGGTTCAACTTCTCAAGCACTTGGCTCAACTGTTTCTGGTTTGAGTGGTGTAACTGTTGACAATGCTGCTATTGGTGGAACAACACCAGCGGCTGGAACATTTACAACACTGAATCTTACTGGCACAACCAATCAAGTTTCTAGCGTGGCGGTGTCATCTGACCCTGCCGCCCCTAGTGCTGGTAATTTAAAGACATTTGCTAAAACTATTGCGGGTGGATATACAGCACCAGCGTTTTTAAATGCTACTAATGCCTCAGTTCAGTTACAGCCAGCATTTGCTAATAAACGTATAGGAAATTTATTTCCTCAAAATAATGCCAACCCTAATATTATTGGATTAAATGCTTTTACTGGTACTATAACGGGTGTTACTAGTGCAACAACTTCAATGTTTACTAGGGCTAATAGATTTACAATTGCTAGTACTGCAACTGCTGGTACTTTAGCTAACTATTATCAAGTTGTTGCATCCTATACACTTGGTTCTGCAACTACTCCTGCTTACGGTGGTTTTTATTTTGTTATTCGTTTTGGAATTGCTGATACGGTTGCATCGCCAAGGTCATTTTTTGGTGTATCAAGCTCAGTAGGCGCACCAACAAACGTAGAGCCATCTACCCTGACAAACTCAATTGGTGTTGGACAAGGCGCGGCTAATACAAATTTGTTTGTTTACTATGGTGGATCTGCGGCTCAAACTCCTATTGATTTGGGTGTAAATTTTCCAACAGGAACATCAAATACTGATTTGTACGAATTGACTTTGTTTGCGCCACCAACATCTAACAATACAGTTTATTACCAAGTTATAAGATTAAACACAGGTAATGTGGCATCTGGTACTTTGACAGGTACAGCGGGAACTGTATTGCCATCAAACACAACATATTTAGCAATCAGAAATTGGCGAACCAATAACGCTACTGCATCTGCGGTAACCATTGCTATGGCGGGTATGTATATAGAAACGGATTACTGATGTACACAATAATTCTTGACCAAGGAACAGTAACAAGGGATGAAGATGGTAAGGTGGTTGCACCTTGTCAATCAGACCAAGACCCTGATTTTCGTGCTTACATTGATTGGGTAGAAGCAGGAAATCAACCTACTATTTTGGAAACTACAAATGACTCCTGAGTTACAAAAGTATTACGAAAGCCGTTTTGACATGATGGCAATGGATGGTTGGAAAGAATTAACTATTGATATTGACAATATGATAGAGTCACTCAATAATATAAGCGTGATTCCTGATGAAAAGACCTTGCATTTCCGCAAAGGCGAACTTTCCATCTTGACTTGGCTAAAAACCTTGAAAGAGGTCAGCGAAAAGGCTTATGAGGAATTGAATGAAAAGAATGTATGAATTTGCCTGTGAAAACGGGCATCGCACTGAAAAACTGGCTGATTATGAGGCTGCCATTGTCCAGTGTGATTGTGGTTCGGTAAGTCACCGAATTATTTCTGCACCCAACATCAAGTTGGAGGGTTGGAGTGGGCATTTCCCTACATCAGCCCATCAATTTGACCGAAAACATCGGGAAAAATTGGCGGCAGAATTGAAGTTGGACTCATAAACTTTTGTCGAGTCCATGTGTAATCTCCTAAAACCCAGAGTGGGCAGGAAAAGGAAACTGTATGTTGTTAGATAACGATGATGAGATGCTAGGTGAAATTCAAGCTGTTGAAAAGCAGAAACTGGAGTCCACTGTTGAGCCGATGAATGCTGATGTTCCCGATAAATATCGGGGAAAAGAACTGTCAGACATCATCAAAATGCACCAAGAAGCTGAAAAGTTGATTGGGAAGCAAGCTCAAGAGGTGGGTGAGGTACGCAAATTAGCAGATGAGTTGATTAAGCAAAATCTCTCTGGCAATCGACAAAATGCAGAGGTTGAGCCTGAAATTGATTTTTTTGAAGACCCAAAAAAGGCAGTTCAGAACACTATTGATAAACATCCAGATGTACTTGCGGCTAGACAAGCTAGTCTAGAGTTCAAAAGGATGCAGATTCAGCAGAAACTTACTACTGAACATCCTGATTTTACTCAGATTGTTCAAGACCAAGAGTTTGTTGATTGGGTGAAATCTTCACCTATTCGCCTTGGGCTTTATGCTAAGGCAGATGGTGAGTTTGACTATGATAGTGCCAATGAATTGTTGAGTACCTACAAGCAATTGAAAGGTGTTCGGACTAAGCAAACGAGTGATGCTGGTGAAGCGACTCGTAAACAGAATCTGAAAGCCGCAGCAGTTGATACTGGTGGTACAGGGGAAACAGGAAAACGAGTTTACAGGAGAGCTGACCTGATTCGGCTAAAAATGACTGATCCTCAACGATATGAGACATTATCAGATGAGATAATGACCGCATATGCAGAGGGTCGAGTGAAATAACACTTAACTTTTTGGAGTATTTAACATGGCAACAGCATTTTCCCCCGCAAATAACGTAACCGTTACGTCAGCAGCCAATTTCATCCCTGAAATTTGGTCAGACGAAATTGTTGCGGCTTACAAACGTAATCTTGTAGCCGCAAATGTCGTTAAAAAGATGAACTTTAAAGGCAAGAAAGGTGACACTGTTCACATTCCTAGCCCAACCCGTGGTTCTGCATCAGCTAAAGGCGCAACAAACGCCGTTACCTTGATTGTGAACAACGAAGGTGAAGTTCAAATCTCTATCAACAAGCATTACGAATATTCTCGTTTGATTGAGGACATCGTTGAAGCACAAGCATTGTCTTCACTGCGTAGTTTCTACACAGAAGACGCTGGTTACGCTTTGGCTAAACAAGTCGATACAGACTTGATCCAGTTGGGTCGTATCGCTAATGGTGGTGCTGCTGGTGCTCGTTATGACACTGGCTATATCGGCGGTGATGGCACAACAACCTTTGACTACAGTGCAAACTCTAGCGCTGGTAACGCTACAGCACTGACCGATGCAGCTATTCGCCGTACTATTCAGCGTTTGGACGATAGCGATGTACCTATGGATGGTCGTTTCTTCATCATCCCTCCATCAAGCCGCAACACTTTGATGGGTTTGGCTCGTTACACTGAGCAAGCATTTGTGGGTGACGCTGGTAACGGTAACACAATCCGCAATGGTGAAATCGGTAATCTGTATGGTATGCCTGTGTTTGTGTCTAGCAATGCTGA